TCTTTAGCGGATAAAGACTTGATGGCTTTTTCTGGGAGATACCTCTCACCAGTAGCCTTTGGGCCTTGCGTAGATGGCTTACCTGATTTGGTACGCCATTTCTGCTGAGTCCATTTCTTTAGACTCTTTTGAGACTTTTTTAAAGCCATCAGTTCTTATATCCACCACCAGCTTTTTTATAAGCAGACGCTAACATCTGAGCTTTCCGGGCACTCCATTGTCCCGGTTTGCCTCCTTTAGAACCTCTTTTGATTTTATTAAAAAGATTCTTACGCATGGTAGGTTTGGTATAATTACCAGCTTCGTTGACTCTGCTTTTAGCTTTAGGTTTTGACTTAGGTTTAGCTTTCTTTTTTACTGCCATTAACCGTAACTCTTTGATACTTGAATCAATATGTTGTAGACATCTGTGTTACTAGCACCGACAGTGGTAAACATAATGTCACCTGTTTTACCTGAACCCGAATTATTCGGAATGCCTGTAAAATCACTGAAGTCTAGGGTATCTGACCAATCAGCATTAAGCTGCCAAGCAAGCACATCGGTATCTGCATCAAAAAATATTTTTACGCCCATTCCTATGGTGGAGTAATAAATTTTTTGAATCGTTACGCCTGTGCAAGAGGCATTAGTCATAGGGTCAGCAGACAGCGCAGAAACATCTATCTTCTTTACTGCCGCTTCACCAGAACCATCGCTGACATTGGTAAACCTGAAGATAGCAGTTTTCGCTCCATCTTGAATCGTTTGAGTAGCTACAGCATCAGCCATGTTTACCCCCTATTTAAGATGCGTCAGAGGAACTGCTAATTCCAAAGAACTTCAGGACGATAACTGTGTCGCTGCCAGGATCACCTGAAACAACAAGTTCTACTTCGTCACCAACTAATCCGCTGGCTCCTGTAGTGAATCCAGACATACCTAGCACACCGTTGCATCCAAAGAATCCTTTGAATCCTGTTGTGTTAAGAGCCGCAGATATTCCATCTACATACCCATCAGTATCAGCGTCTGTTCCTATATCATTTAAGTTGACAGCGTTAGTAGAAGCTGTAGTTACAGCAACTGTCACACCCATAGGGATGAAGTTTGCTGGGATACCAACTGCCGTTTCTTTACCAGTAGTATCACCGTTAGCAACGGTAATAGTAGCTGTGTAAGTTTCAAGTGTCATTGTGCTTGTAACAGCACCAGTGGTTGAACTTTTTACGATGTTTTTAAACCCATTTTCGGAACGAATTGGGCCGTTAAACGTAGAATTAGCCATTGTATTCTCCTGTCTTGGCTAGTGTCTAATGTTCCATATGAAACAATTAGTCAGGATAAAAAAACAAAAGGGGCAGGTGCAGAGAGAGACACGCTGCCCCAACTGTTTTAGCTTGAGCCTGGAGATCCGTAGATTCCCAGAGGATCAGATACTCCGAATGAGTAACGCTCTCTAGCCTTGTAGCGAACATTACCTGTATCGAAATCACCGTCCATTGAAGTTTCAAGCGAAGTACGCTCAAAGTGCTTCATGCCGTTAGGTATATCAGTGATGATATAAAACGCATTGGTGTCAGTCAGATAGTGATTGACTGCATAACCACCGGGGATTGCTCCCATATTTCTTATGGCGTTTACATCATTGTCTGATGTTCCAACTCTTTGCGTAGTTTCTAGCAGTCTATCTGCTGTAAACATTAACGCAGGGGGAACAATCAACCGTGTTGGTCTAGCCGCAATCAGCAAACCTCTTTCATCAGTGAAAGCCGCAATATCAATAATTGCATTTTCCAAAGATGTTTCATTGAGGTCAGCCGCTGTTGCAGGCCGATTACTGTTTGTACCACCAGAAACGAGAGGGTGACCGTCACCACCAGTAACGCCATCACCGCTTGCTGTGAACAAGTTAACACCATCACCCGATTGGAATGAATTGGTGAAACCGTTATTAAGCGGATTAACAGCCTTGACCTGCTTGGTGTAAGCCATCGCTCTTGCTAGAGCCTTGGTATAACGTGCAGAAAGCGAGTCGTAAAGATTGTCTTCCATCGCTTCCTCGGTTATAGCGAAACCCATACCAATGGTTTCATGGTTGTATCTAGCCGTGAAAGATTCTTGTGCTGAATCATAAGAGATTGCAGAACCTTCGTTCTTCACAGGTGCGGCAGCAAAGCCTGATAGCTTCACTTCCTCTTCAAAAGAACGGTCAGAGCTTTCTGTCTCATAAATGAGAGTATGCTCGTCTTCGTACTTTTCATACTCCAAACCAAATAGGGCATTCAACCCAGGCAGGAGTTCTTTTAGCATTTGCGCTCTTGAAATAGCCATTAATTATACTCCAAGCTTGGTTTCGTATGCATGACTTAGAGGCAGGTAGGTCACAAGACAATCGGTGAACGCATCACCAACTGTGCTGTTCGGGCCTTCCACAAACTCAAGAACACGAAGGGGGAGTGAATTTGTCGTAGCAACAGAGCCGCCATCAAGGGCGTTCTTGCTACGTCCGATTGAAGTTGATCCTGCTGTACTCACTGCTGAAACATTGTTTCCAAGTCCAGTTTGTGCGATGGCCTCATCAGCCTGCATTTTGAATACTAACTTAGGATCGTCAACAACATAAGCCATAATGTCCGATGCCGCTGTAGAGGCAGGGAACTGCTGGTTGAATGTTAGTTGATTTGTAGATGGGTCAGTGTAGGAACATCCTACAAAGATACCAACTGTACCAGCAACAACAGCAGTTGTTACTGCGGCTTTTTCAACTGTGCCAGCCGCAACTAGCTTAACGAAATCACCGTAAAAAATAGCAGTAGCGTAACCACTCGCAATCTTGATATGTCGGACTTTACCATTGTAAGAACCGCTTGCACTCAAGGTATTGACAGGTTCCGCACCATTTGGGGTAGCAGAAGTAGCCATATTTATGACCTCCTATTAATTAAGAAACCACCCCTACCCAGGGATTAGTTTCTTCCAAAAGTTGTCCTCGTATTCCTTTCTGGTTTAAGCATAGGCATACGGGGGTCATTTTCCCTAAGATAATTATTGTCTACAGATTCCATCTGATTATTAGCCATTTTCTGAAAATGCTCAGATCTTGCCTTCATCTTTTCTTCTGGTGCTTTGCATAAAAGCAACCCACCAACTTCGATGTTACCTACAAACTTGGAATTGATATCAGACTCCAGCATAAGCTCTGGATGGTCTTCTGCCTTTACAGGCTCCCAACCTTCCCTGAACATTCTGGATGTATGAGTTCCATCACTTTGACCCATAATACTTGTCCTGACCCAACGAAATACCCAGCCGTCTTTCGGGGCTGGATTGGGGATTACAGAAGCAGGTGTCCAAGAATCACTCGGTCTAGTGTAATTATCTCTTTCTTCAATATCTCTAGGGGTGCGCTCTTCAGTCATTGGTAGTCTCCTGACTATACATATTTAGCATATTGCTCGTCTGTTAAACCCAGCCTCTTGGCGAGAGAGCGTTGGGTTGCCGAAAGCCTCACTGTGCGCTGTTTTGCTCCATTGTTTCTTGTAGTAGGAGCTACCACCTGCGAAGGCTGAGAGGCAGGTGAGGTTCGGGCTTGTGGAACATTGCCGTCCTGCCAATCGTGATCTGGAAACGCTCTTCTGACCGTTTCGTCAATCTGTCTAAAATACTCAGGGGAGTTTGGTTGAACTCCCTGCTTTACTAAGGAAGCATGTTTTCCGTAGGCAAGTGAAGTCATTTCTTCATAACCGTCTTGCATAAACCACGGATTTTTTGCCGCCCATGCTTGTGTTTCTGGATCAGGGCTTGGTGCTTGCTGCACAGGTTGTTGAACAGGTTGCTGAACAGGCTGTCTTACGGACTGTTGTGCTGGTTGCGGTGGTTGCCAAGTCTCTTGTTGAGGTGCTGGCTGATTGCTCATACTCTGAGCGTATCTGTCGGCTTCGGTCAACTCCGCTGTAGCTTTGGTTAAAGCTTCTTGAGCTTCAACAACATTGTCTGTATTGCCTTCTTCATAAGCTTTTTTATACTGTTGCTTTGCTTGGTCAACAGCTAAAGCCGCACGTTCCTTTACCTGATTGATAAGAGCTTGCTCTCCTCTACCGATCAAAGACTCGTATTCTCTGTTTTTTTCTGCTATCTGTTGAGCAACACGAAACGCTTCATCTCGCTCTTGAAGTGCAGATTGGGTTCTACGCTTCTCTTCGTGAGATTCGTATTTAAGCTTGTTGATTCTTTTCTGAACCCTCTTGCTATAATTTGGCAGTTCATCGTCTGTCAATTCACCTTCTTCGGAATCAGAGGCTTCTACAACTTCTTCTTCTTCGACAGGTTCTTCTTGTTGTTGACCGCCTATCTTGGTGCGTACACCGAAGAACTTATCTTCTTCTGTTTGTGTTTGTGCCGCTTCTTGTTCGCTCATGCCTTAACAATCCCCCTTGGGTCTTCGACTACAGCTTCAACACTGTCATCGTTGATTAATCTAAACTCCTTTCCGAATAGTTTAAATCTAGTGCCGCTATAAGAGCGCATTAGAATCCAATCTCCTTCTTTGCAGAAAGGCCCAGATGGAAATCTTTTCTTATCGTTATAACAGTCTGGCCCCAGTTTGGTGACA